CTAATTCTCTTGAGACAAACCTCTATTTAGTTATTTGTAAGATTCAGTTTACAGAATCCTACAAACTCTATCATATAGGGGTCTCTCCACCTACCGTTCTCGGTAGGGCAAAGGGATCTGGAATTATTTCTAACTCCATGGCCCCAAGCTCGGCCACTCCGGAAATAGGAGTGGCTGTTTGCGGTACCTCTGATAGCCCCTTATAGGTTCATACCCATAAGTAGCCCTCGAAGGTTTGCAGCAAAGCTCGGCCAGCAACAACCCTAACGGGTTTGCTGAGCGAACCTTGCCCACATTGACATAGGCGGAGGAGAGGTATCCCTCCCAACCTTCCATGTCTTTGTGCTGCCTGGCTCTCGACGGTGTGGCCTCATCGAAGTTACTGATGAGACCTCCGTCGCCGTAACCATCTGGAATACGTACGCGTCTATCCGAATCTGACAACCTTGAAATAAGGTAAAGCCAGGTAGGGAGAAAACGAATATCGCATCCAAGACCGTTTAGGCGCCGGTGAGCATACCTACGCACAGAGTTGGCATGACTATAAAGTACCATAGTCACCTCCTCTCGTTCTCCTTTCCAGAAGAACGGGCGTACGTTTACTCCATCAAAGAAATCCATGCCGCAAGATTCAAAAAACCTTCCAGCCAAGAAGGTTTTCCGAGTGTTGACACTAAACCCGAGAAAGTCTAGCGCCTGGATCAAAATGGGTGCCGATGCCTGCGGTAATATAATATCATCACCGTAAGCATTAGTACCAGCTCGTTCACCGGAGCAGGCAAACGCAAGAGCGAAAAAGATTAAACTTTCAAGCTCAAACGTAAACCCGTTTCCCATAGACGAGAACTTCTCCAACTTATGTTCCACACCCTCAACTTCAGCGTACTCAGTACGAGGAAGATCGAGAAGTGAAGCCCATTCGAATGGAAGAAGTAACCAGACTAGTTCCCTGCTAACAGTATCACTAGCAGAAGATAAGTCAATTGTTGCCAAACCAGTTTCTGAAGCTGATTGGGCTAACTTTTGATTCCTAGTTTGATCATTAAGATCCACACCAAAGCGCTTCAACTGACGACGAATTAGAGCTCCGATCCCCAACTGAACATAAATGTTCAGATGAGGTTCGATAGCAATAATTCTGTCAGTTTTAGCATCTTTGGGAACACATGTAACCTTAGACGCACACCGAAGAGTTACATCGGTGATTGCACTTGCCCACAGTCGTGGAACAAGCGCACGCCAATAA